CCGCTGCCCCACCAAGTTGAGCCATATATTGCTCCGTATCCGTTACCTGTTGCCATTGTTCTCTAATTTGTTTACGAGCTTTTTCAGCTTCTTTAAGTTAACTTCCTTTGGTTGATAGCGTTTACATTTGCCATCCGCTGAAGAAAGACTCTTTGTCTGGGTGCATATCGTCATTCGTAGAGGTGTTATATTCTGGGAAGTTTGAATTATTAAAGCTCATATAGTCAATAAACCTTCTTGTGTAGTGTTCTGCTATATTTCTGTGCTTGTTCGTTAAAAAGTCTACCTCTTCCTTCTCCATTGCTATACTATTCTCCGCAGAGTGCTTGTAAGCACCTCCATTGCCAATAGTGTAAGCAGCGTGTGGTAAGTATTCTACCATTGCCCAATGTATAAGCATTGGTTGTATATACTCGTCCAATAAGGTAGCGTATGCAACAGGTAGTGTGTTTGCAATGATATCTTCTCGTAGTTTGTCATATAGATTAGACCCTAAGTAATTCTGTAAGTGAATCTCTTGAGCAATCTCTATAAACTGTAAGAACTTGTCACTATCAACATTTCCCGACAATACGCTATTGCGTACTATATCGTCTCTCTTTATAAATAATACCTTTGCCATTATTTTCCGTAATTAGGATGGTGTCCTTGATTCGGCATATTGATTGGAGCAATCGCCACCTTGTTAGGGTTCTTTGGCATCTTAAATCCTTCTCTTACCGCTTGGTTTACATTAACAAACTTTGTCCCTCTTAGTGCATCTCCGCCATAAGGCTCTCCGTTCTTCTTTAACTTCTTCTTGTATATTCTACGCTCCCATCTATGGTAGCAGTTTACACCACCCTTGTATAAAAATAGAGAGTAGTTTTTTCCTTTGTGTCCTAATGACTTGTTAACGCCTCTTGCAGACATCATACCTATATCCTCTTTACGGTACAATTTACCTTGAGATAGCATTGTCTTACAGAAAGGCCTTGAACTGCCCTTAGAAGTCTTCTTAGTACCCTTAGCGTAGATGTATCTGACCTTGTAAAGCTCGTTGTCTTGTTTACTCTCTTGTGTAGCTGATAAATTAACCAAGCCATTCAAGTAGTTCTCTACATCAAACTCCTCTGGCTCTTCACCTACATCTTCTGCATCAATGAGTTCGTAGCCTTCTGGCTCGTCCTCACCCAAGTCAGCCAATGCATCTAACATCTCGTGGGCTAACTTGTCATCAAGAAAAGGGCGCAAATCGTCTTTAGACAATTCTTCCTTCACATCTTCTTCTATATCAGCAGACAATTCTAACGGCTGAAGCGTTTTAAAGTATATATTAAGAGCTATCTCGTTAATTGCGAGTATATCGTCTACTGCATCTATGATAAGCTCTTGTATCGGCTTTATGACCGTATTGTGAAATAGTAGACTTGCAGTCTTCAACTCGTCAGCGTTATTACCTAACCCAGAGTTATCCTTAATTCCCATCAACATAGGAGAAGTCACCCTGTGACCTACCATTAACTTACGCATACTCTCATCAGCTAAGAACTGATACTGCTCTGCTGCATCTGATAATTGGATAGGGTCTATAGTAGCTGCCATATCTTTGTTGTCGTTAAACGCCAAGATTACATTACCACTATTGCTTGTACCAGAGTATTTCTCGTGTATTCTTCTCTCTATCAATTCTCTCTCCTCTTCTGAGGGTACTCCGTTATTGAAGTTAATGAGCATTGAAGGGCTAAGGCTATTTTTTATGTTGTTGAGGTGGTAGTTCGCTACCTCCTCTTCAAGAGATGCATAAGGAATAGCTCCTTGATAGTCTACAGGTGAGTAGTAATAGAACCCACTTCTGTAAGGTTTAATGCAGTAAATCTCTAAAGCCTCACCTCTCTCTCCATATCCAAAAGCAGGTATGCGTGTTGGCTCATAGCCTTTCTTACGAATCTTTGACCAATCCTTAGAGTAGAAGTATCCTTCTATCTCACCATCGTCATTCATCTTCTCAAAGCGTAAAGTCTCAATAGGCATATGCTCAACCTGTACTACCTTGCTCTTATCCTTGTTGTAGATAACTTGGAATGCTGCTTGACCCAATGCTTTAAGGTCAAAAGTCACCTTTCTCATACACTTACGAGAAAACAATGCTTTCATCTGTGCATATTGGTCTGGCTTTCTACTTGCATCTGTTGCGTGTAAGCCTTTCCCATATATCATAACAGACATACCATTGATAATAGCGTTGTTAGTCGCACTACCATTGTAACGGTCTATAAGGTGTGAGTAGTAGGCGTTATCAGCACCATAGGCTACCCATTCTTTACGGTTATCCTCTACTACTGTTGGAGTAGTATAAGAAGAAAGGTTTACGATTCGTATTTCACTCATCGGTATATATATTGATTATCATTATCAGTATCCTCAAAGTAGGTGAACTGACCATTATTAATGCTGAACTGCTCAAGATTCGTTTGGTTAGTGCAATATGCCTTACCTCTGTATATCTCGTTAGTGCCTGTAATTCTTATTGTGTAGTATCTACCCTCAATGAAAGTGTAGGTAGGTGTTATATGTAGGTAATTAGCCTCTCTCGTAGCCGTTAAAGACTCCGTTGCTGATACATTAGTCTCCTCGTCAGTAATCTTTACTGAAACGCTTAAATCAAAAGCTCTCGGTACGAAGTATATCTTTTTATCTGTTGTGCTTACTATGTGCATAGTAGGTTAACCATAACATAGGCAAAGTGTTATCAAAAAGAAAGGGGCTACCCTTACGAGCAACCCCTATCTAAAACCAAAACACCTATGTCGTGTTAAGCAAATATACTACTTTATTATGAAAGTACAATAGTATCTGTTGCAGAAGTCATACCTGCAAATGGGTTACCATCTGTTGCACCTGCAATAAAGTTTGCAGCAGTACGCTCCATAGCGTTAAATGTAATAGTGTATCCACTCATATCACCCATAGCAGCACCAGAGGCTATAGAACCTCCTGTAACATCTGCTCCGTGTTCACGACCTACCAAGTAAGCATTTCCGTTATAATCCTCAACAATAATGTGAGGTCTTCCGTATGCCAATAACTTGATTTCGTTGTTATCCTCCTTGCTCAATTGAGGCAAAGAAAGAGTAACCGCTTGGTCAAAGAATACTGTTCCATTTTCACGAGATGCGTTAATCGTTTGCTCTACACTTGATGTGCCTTTAAGCTCATACTTGTAGGCAGAGAATGTTCCTGTCATATCTGTTACCTCATCCGAAGAAAGAGTAAGTGTTCCTAAGTCTCCGAAGTCTACAAAGTAAACTGCTTTAAGACCACCTACCGATTCTCTACAAGGTAAAGCACGACCTTTTGTTAAATCACAAGCCATTTTCTATTCTTTTATTAAAAAAGGGCAGACAAGCATCAGCCTACCTGCCCTAATTATTAACTAAACTAAACTACCTATTAAGTGTAGTAAACGATGTCTGCACCGATACCGATTTGAACACCTGCCGTAAAGCGCATTACAACACGAACATTTTGAGAACCATCAAGGTCAGCCATATCAATTAGCTTCACCTCGTTGTGGTCAGCCAACAAACCAGTACCGAAGAACAAGTTTGATTTTTGAGCTGCTACCATATCGTTGTCTGCCATACCAGAACATACGAACAACTTAACACCATCAAAAGCAAGGTCACCACCATTGAACCAAGTAGTACCAGCGTTGTTTACACCATTTGCTCCAAGACCGTTAGCACCGAATCCACCTAATGCACGAACATAAGCACGAGCGATAGATTGAGATACATAGATGTACAAGTCTTCTTTTCCGTAAACCGCAGTTGGGATAGCATCAACTACTTTACCCAATTCGTCAATTACATTAGCAGCAGTAACTGTAGTACCTACTACATCAATAACTGTTGCATCAGCAGCCAACAAAGTAGCAAAGCCGTCAAACTCACCTGCAGTTGCAGTAACACCCGTCCAAATAGTCTCTTCAGTCTTCTGTGCTACTTTAGCAGCGATGTGACCGATTAAGAAATCAGCGAATGATGGAGGAAGGCTATCAAAAGCCGAGTAACCCATTTGGATTGCTTCCCAATCGTTGTGGAAATCTTTCTTACATAATTCCAAGTTTACTTGGAACTCTTCTGGTTGAAGGATACGCTCTGCAAGAGTAACTGTGCTTTGGTCAGCGAAGTCACACGCAGCGTCTTTTACCAATGCGTTAGTAGAAAGAGTTTTCATTACCTCTTTGAACTTAACATTTGGTTTTACAGTAATACCGCCACCTTCAATGGTGTCGGCTGATAACAATGCGGCAGAGATGTATTTTCCTGCAAACTCTCCAGCATATGTAGTTGTGATTGATGTAGCCATCTTTCTATTTATTTAATTATTGATTGTTGTTATTATTTAGCGTAAGACTTTAATTCTTTCAAAGTCTCTTTAGAGTCATTGAGAATGTCTACCATATCGTTAGTGACTGTTATCTCAAGCTCTTTGTATTCTTTAGAAGAGGTAGCATCTAATCCTAATTCTTTAGCCATTTTTTTAAATGAACTCAATGCAGCCTTTCCTTCTTTAATGAATTTAGAGGCATCAGCAATATCTTCTTCCATATCTCTAATA